GCTAGTAACTCAGCATCTTCAGCATCTACTTCAGCAACTAACGCAGCTAACTCTGCCACCGCAGCTCAGACTGCAGAGACTGCTGCTGAACTAGCAGAAACTAATGCAGAGACTGCACAAGCTGCTGCTGCGTCTAGTGCTTCTTCAGCAGCCTCTAGTGCTTCTGCAGCTAGTACCTCAGCAACAAACGCTTCTAATAGCGCATCTTCAGCATCCACTTCAGCCACTAATGCAAGTAACTCAGCTACTGCTGCTTCTACGAGTGCTTCCAATGCTTCTACGTCAGCTACTTCTGCTTCAAATTCAGCATCGTCGGCTACTACGTCTGCAAGCAATGCCAGCACATCAGCAACCAACGCAAGTAATTCTGCTACTTCGGCTTCAACATCAGCTACAACAGCTACTACTCAAGCAGGTATAGCAACTACTAAAGCAGGTGAAGCAGCTACCTCTGCTACCAATGCAAGTAATAGTGCTTCTTCAGCAAGTACATCAGCCACTAATGCGTCTAACTCAGCGAGTGCTGCAGCAGGTTCTGCTTCATCTGCAAGCTCTGCTGCTGATGCTGCTCTTGCAGCTTTAGATAGTTTTGATGATAGATACTTAGGACAGAAATCTACAGCACCTACAGTAGACAATGACGGTAATGCTCTTGTTGCTGGTGCTTTGTATTTCAATACCACAACCAACGAGATGAAAGTATACGATGGGTCTAATTGGCTCAATGCGTACGCTTCTCTGTCTGGTGCTTTACTTGCTACTAGCAACTTATCTGACTTAAACAATACTGCTACTGCCCGTACTAACTTAGGTGTTGCTATCGGTACTAACGTGCAAGCATGGGACGCTGACTTAGATACTTGGTCTACAAAGACTGCTCCATCAGGAACTGTAGTTGGTACTTCGGATACTCAGACTCTTACAAACAAAACCATTGCTCTAGGTAACAACACTGTATCAGGTACATTAGCACAGTTCAACACTGCTGTTACTGACGCTGACTTAGTATCTATTGCTGGTACTGAAACACTTACTAACAAGACTTTAACTAGTCCTACTCTAACCAGTCCCGCTTTAGGAACTCCAGCAAGCGGTGTAGTAACAAACTTAACTGGTACAGCATCAATCAATATCAATGGTACTGTAGGTGCTACAACTCCAGCAGCAGGAACATTTACTTCTTTATCAGACTCAGGCAACCTTACCTTTACAGGTACAGGTAATCGTATTACTGGTGATTTTAGTAATGCTACTGTAGCTAATCAGACATCATTTCAAACAAGCACAGCAAATACAACAACCATTGTTAGTGCAATACCAAATGGAACTGGTGTAGCGGCTGCGTTTAGAGCTTACAACAACAGCGACCCAACAAATGCATCAATTGCCCAAATATTAGCTAACGGCAGCTCAGATGTTCGTTTTGTTTCAAGTATTACAGGCACAGGTACTTACCTCCCAATGCTTTTCCTTACAGGCGGTAGCGAAAGACTACGCATAGATACAAGTGGTAATGTAGGTATTGGCACAAGTAGTCCTTTAGGTATTCTTGATGTTGTCAAGTCAGGCAACCAAGATATGAGAATAAGGTCAAGTACAACTGGCGAAGCAAATATAAGATTCCAAAATACAACCACTGGAACAACATCATCTGATGGTTTATATGCTGGAATAATAGGTTCGGATGCTTATTTATACAATTATGAATCTGCAAATCTAATTTTTGGTACAAGTTCAGCAGAACGGATGCGTATTGACTCTAGTGGTAATGTAGGTATTGGTACAAGCTCACCAAGTGAAAAACTTTCTGTTGCAGGTAATGTAAGTTCTACTGCGTGGATTGGCAGAGCAAACAGTTCTGCGCCAAGTGCGGATGCTGCTATTTATCGTGCAGCAGATAACACACTTGGTTTTAGTACAGGTAGCACAGAACGGGGTCGTTTTGATTCTTCAGGAAACTTTTTATTCAACTCAGGTTACGGCTCAGTCGCCACAGCATACGGATGTCGTGCATGGATAAACTTTAACGGTACTGGTACTCCAGCTGCTCGTGGTTCTGGGAACGTAAGTTCTATTACTGATAACGGTACTGGCGACTACACATTAAACTTTACAACTGCACTGCCTGATGCAAATTATGCTACTTGTGGTATAAGTAATTTAAACGCAACAGGAACAGGTAGTGGAAGAAGTGCAAACTCTTTCAACGCTAGAGATGCGGCAACTTCGTCAGTAAGAATTTTAGTTATTGATGGAACAAACGGAAATGCAATTGATGCAGCATTAGTTACTGTTTCAATATTCCGCTAATCAAAAGGATTAATTATGAACCAACGAATTATTTACCCAAACGATGATGGCGGTGTATCTATTTTGATACCAACAGAAGAGTATCTTACCGAGCATACTATTGAAGAACTAGCTGCTAAGGATGTACCAGCAGGTAAGCCATTTAAGATTGTGGATGTATCAGACATTCCAGAAGACAGAACCTTTAGAAACGCATGGGAGTATCAAGAATGATTGTGATTAACATTGATAAAGCCAAGGCAATCACTAAAGACCGTCTTCGGACTGAGCGTACACCACTGCTACAAGAACAAGATGTAGCCTTTCAAAGAGCATTAGAGAGTGGTGCAGATACTGCTGCTATCGTAGCTGAGAAACAAAGACTGCGTGATATTACTAACTTGGCTGATACAGCTACAACTTTAGATGAATTAAAAGGAATTACATTATGAATTACACATGGAATGTAGTACAGATGGATAGACTTACTTCTGATGGCTTTGTAGTTACAGTACATTACACAGTAAACGCTGTTGATGGTGAATACACGGCTTCGACCTATGGCACAGTAGGCTACACACAGAGCGAAGGTTCTTATGTGCCTTATGCTAACTTAACTAAAGAACAAGTAATCGGTTGGGTAAAAGATTCAATCGGTCAATCAACTGTAGAAGAAGCATTGGCTGCACAGATTACTGCTCAAAAGAATCCAGTACAACAATCTGGAGTACCTTGGTAATGATTAAGTTAGAACTATCCATTGAAGAAGTAAACTTTATTCTGGGTACGTTAGGTGAGTTACCTAGCAAGACTGGTGCTTTTCCTCTAATGATGAAAGTCAAGGAACAGGCAGAGTCACAAGTAGAACAACCGAAAGCGGAGTAATTATGACCGAGATTGACCCTATCGAATACGGTAAGTTAGTTAACTCCGTTGAGAACTTAGAGCGTAAAGTAGACGCTATGGACAGTGACATTAAGAAGTTAGTGGCTATGGCAGAGCGTAGTAAAGGTTCTCTGTGGGCTTTGATGGGTGTTGCCTCAGTTGCTGGTGCGTTCATCAGTTATATTTCAGAGATGGTATTTAGAAAGTAAACTATGCGACCACATTCCATTGGTAAGAACTTAACAGCGAATACGCTGACTACGTTATTTACTGTGCCAACAAGAAACATGGCTATTACGCATGATATTTTAATGACTAATAGAGGTGCTGGTAATAAACACATTTCTATCTATTGGTACGACAAAAGCACAAACACTAGCATTGAAGTAGTCCATGAAAGAACTATATCTGCTAAGACTTCCGCTGTTATTGATAGTAATTTTTCTTTTGTAATGGATGAAGACGATGAACTTCGTGCTATATCTGAAACAGGTTCAACCATGACAGTTGTAGCATCGTTTGATTTAGATGCTAGGTCAACTGTACAAAACTTTGCATAAGGACTAAGATGCCACTTAAATCAGGTACATCACAGAAGACTATCTCTACTAACATTCGTAAAGAAATGAAGGCAGGTAAGCCACAGAAACAAGCTATCGCTATTGCACTAAGTAAAGCAGGACAATCTAAACCCCAACCAAAGAAAAGGAAGTAATTATGCCAATGGTTAAAGACAAGAAGTTCCCTTACACAGCTAAGGGTAAGAAAGAAGCTAAGTCATACGCTATGAAGACAGGAGCTAAGATGACTACTCCTAAAGCTAAACCAACTAAGAAGATGGGGTCGATGCGTGGCTACTAAACCCGGCTTGTACGCCAATATCGCAGCCAAGAAAGCCCGTATCAAGGCTGGCTCAGGTGAAAAGATGCGTAAAGTAGGTTCTAAAGGCGCTCCTTCTGCTAAAGACTTTAAGGATGCTGCTAAGACAGCAAAGAAGAAGTAATGCCAAAGAAAGCATTTCAAAACCCTAAAGGTGGGCTGAACCAGAAAGGTCGGGATTATTACAACAAGACCACTGGTTCTAACTTAAAGCCGCCAGTGTCTGCTAAGGAGGCTGCAAAGTCGCCTAAAGCGGCTGCACGGCGTAAAAGTTTCTGCGCTCGAATGGGCGGTGTAGCAGGTCCAATGAAGGACGAAAAGGGTAAACCAACCCGTAAAGCATTGGCATTAAAAAAGTGGGATTGTTAAAAAAACACTTGCTTTTTATGTAAAAGTATGATATACTTGGAAAAATATGGCAACTAAAAACTACTTAGAACTTACAAACGAAGTGTTAATCCGACTGCGTGAGCCAGAGGCTTCCTCAGTATCGGATAACGCCTATGTCAAACTTATTGCAAAGTATGTAAACGATTCTAAGCGTCAAGTTGAGGATGCTTACAACTGGAACGCTCTTTCAGAGACTTTATCTGCCACTACTTCCGCTGACATCTTTAACTATGTCTTAGTAGGAACGGGTCAACGCTTCCGTGTCATTGACGTGCTAAACGACACAAGCAATTTCGTAATGCGGAACGCTTCTACTCGTTTCATGAACGACCAGTTCTTAATCGCTAGTCCAGCTAAGGGTTCTCCTCATTATTACAACTTTAACGGTACAAACACTGATGGTGATACTCAGGTAGATTTATACCCTATCCCTAACGGTGTGTACAACATTCGTTTTAACGTCATTCGTCCACAGGTTGAGTTAGTAACCAACGCAGACAAACTATTAGTTCCACATGAGCCTGTCATCCTTGCTGCATTGGCTAGAGCGCAAGCGGAACGTGGTGAAGATGGCGGTGTACAATCTGCAGAGACCTATGCACTGTTTAAACAAAGCCTTGCTGATGCGATTGGTTTAGAGTCTGCACGGTATGTAGAAGAAGAAGCGTGGTATCCCGTCTAATGGCTGGTACATTACAAACTTCCTCGATTGCAGCGCCGGGCTTTTACGGTCTCAATCTTCAAGAGTCAAGCATTACGCTGTCTTCTGGCTTTGCCTTAAAAGCACAGAACTGCGTTATTGACCGCTATGGTCGTATTGGTGCAAGACGGGGCTGGACTCCGCAGAACGCTATCAACACAGACTTAGGTTCTAATCCGATTGAAGCAATGATGGAGATAGTAGATGGTGGAAGCAATACAATTATATCAGCAGGTAATAACAAGTTATTCACTGGTCGCACAACACTTACACAACGTCTTGTCCGAAATGCAACAAATTCAGCAAACGCTTCGTACACGATAACTGCTAACAACTGGCAGATGGCTGCAATGCCATACGGTGATGTAAATGACTTTCAGCCTCACGCTTATTTAGCACAAGCTGCACATCCTATGTTGGTATGGCACGAGTTGCCTGTCTCTGGTGGTAACCCACATGACCACGATAGCGGTACGTTTGGATTTCAGCAGATAAGTGATGTTGGTACATTACCTGCTAATCACACTAACGCATCATTTAAACCTAATGCAGTATTAGCTGCCTTTGGTCGTATTTGGGTTGGTAACATTGCTGGCGACACACAAACTGTCTACTTTAGTGACTTACTGCGTGGCTCTGACTTTACGACAGGTTCAGCAGGTTACTTAAACTTACAAGAAGTATTCCCCAATGGCGATAACATTGTCGCTATCGCAGCACATAACGGATTCTTGGTTATCTTTGGTCGTAACAACATTGCTGTGTATGCTAATCCAATTGATACAGGTAGTTTAGTATTACAAGACATCATCTATAACGTAGGCTGTATTGCTCGTGACTCTGTACAGAACATTGGCACAGATATTCTATTCTTATCTGATGCTGGTGTTCGTAGCCTTGCTCGTGTGATTCAAGAGAAGTCACTCCCGATGAACGACATCTCTAAGAATGTCCGTGATGACTTAATGGCTAACATAGCTTCTGAGGCAGATTTAGGCAAGGTTAAAAGTATTTATCACGAACGAGATGCTATTTATTTATTGTCTTTACCGACTACTCGCTTTGTATATTGCTTTGATACTCGTTCACGTTTACAAGATGGTTCAGCTAGAGTAACGATTTGGGATAGTTTACAACCTAAATCATTTTGTATTACTCAGGCTAAAGAGTTGTTGATTGGACAAACATCATACATTGGTAAGTATTTTGGACACTCTGACAACGGAACAGCTTATCGTTTACAGTATTTCACTAACTACTTTGACTTTGATGCAGCAACTAAACTAAAGATTCTCAAGAAGATTGGCTGGGTTTTAATTGGCGGTACAAACCAGCCAGTAGCAATTAAATGGGGTTTTGATTATACAGAAGGTTATCAAGCCACTACCTATTTACTAGATACGGCAGTCGTCTATGAATACGGTATTGGTGAGTATAACATTGCTGAATACAGTTCAGGTATTGTTCTCGACAGATTCTCCATCAATGCTGGTGGTCAAGGTACGATTATGCAACTCGGATTAGAAGCAGACATCAACGGTAATCCATTGTCTATTCAAAAGATAGACGTTGCCGTTAAAGCAGGTAAAACAATAGTTTAAGGAAAACACATGGCGGACTATAATAAATCAACTAACTTTACAGCTAAGGATACCTTACCAACAGGCAACGCTGGTAAGATTGTAAAAGGTGCAGAGATTGATACTGAACTTACTGCTGTTTCTAATGCGATTGCATCGAAAGCAAATATTAATAGTGCTGGATTGACAGGAACACCTACCGCACCTACAGCGTCTGCCGGTACAAACACTACTCAATTAGCTACTACAGCGTTTGTAACTGCTGCACTAGGGGCTATTTATCCAGTAGGTTCTATCTATGTCAACGCTGCTGTATCTACTAATCCAAACACACTGTTAGGCTTTGGTACATGGGAAGCCTTCGGCGCTGGTCGTGTCATGGTTGGTTTTAATGCTAGTGATGCGCTCTTTGACACACTAGAAGAAACTGGTGGTTCTAAAGATTCTGCTGTTGTAAGTCATACACATACTTTTAGTGGAACAACAGCGGCGAATGGAAGCCATAACCACTATGTAGGTTCTACTGATTCATTAGCAAATGACGGTAGTGCGCCTAATACACAAGAATTTGTTAGAGACTGGAACGCTGGTGGTGCTTTAACAGCAACAACAAATACAGTAGCTGCTCACGACCATACAATAAGCGGAACAACAGGTTCTACTGGTTCTAGTGGTACTAACACTAACTTGCAACCATACATTACAGTACGGATGTGGAAAAGGACGGCGTGAGTTTTAAAGTACCTGTCGTCATTCGTGAAGACTACACAATGTTGTTAGAGCTTCATGCGGATTTGATATGGTTTCACACAGATGTTCGTAAATGGACACCAACAGTTAAAGCAAAGTATTTAGAAGATTTAAATTTATTACAACACTTAGTCTCTGTCCCTTTAGTAGCGATAGCACATGAAGACAACAAGAAGTTAGTTAAGTTTGGGAAGTCAATCGGGTTTGAGTTTAAACAAGATTTTATAAATCAGGATAATCAAATGTATCACATATATAGTAGGAGTCTATAATGGGCAGTGCAAATCCAATCTCAGCAATAGCTAGTCCAATACTAAGTATTGGTGGCGGATTAATTTCAGGTTCTAAAGCCGCAGACGCAGCTAAAGGACAAGCAGAGGCTTTAAGAGCTGCTGCTGAACGTGCTTCAGCAATGGCTGCGTTTAATCCTTATGGGATGACTACTAACTTCGGCACATCTACTTTTACCGATGGTCGAGGAAGTTATCAGTTATCTCCTGAACTACAGGCTATTCAAGACAGATTACTTGGACAAACAGGCGCTTATGACCCCACACAAATAGGCGCAATGGCGCAGCCGCTCACTGGTGGCGCACAGTCCTTGTTTAATCTTGGTCAACAATACTTAGCCACTTCGCCTGAAGCAGCCTCACAGCAATACATGGCACAGCAACAGGCTTTGTTGCAACCATCCAGAGCAGCAGATTTTGCTCGATTACAAGCGACTAACTATAGTCGTGGTACAAGCGGTCTCGGTGTTCAGACTGGTACAGGTTCTGCTCCTGCAAATCCATTAGCACAGGCACTATTTAATGCTCAAAGTCGTCAAGACTTAGAACTAGCGGCTCGAGCAGATGAAGCTGGTCAAAAGCGTGCTGTGTTTGGTGCTGGTTTGTTCGGTACAGGTGGTGAGTTGCTTGGTCAAGTTCCACGACTCACAACTGCAGGATATGGTCCATTAGAAGCTCAGTTAGGTTTGTTGCGTACAACAGAGTCTTTAGGACAGCAGCCGCTTCTACTCAGTCAAGACTTGGCAAATCAATACGCACAAGCAGGTGCAAGAGCTGGTCAATTATATCTACAGCCACAACAAGCCGCATCTAACGCTTACGCTCAATACCAAGGCTATAGCCCTATTGGAACGGCACTTAGTGGTGCTGGTTCTTCGATAAGTCCGGGCGGAAGCGCTGGTAGTTGGTTTAGTGGCTTATTCGGCAGTGGTGGAGGCAAAGGGTTTACGGACGTTGGTGGACAAGGCGCAGCCTCTAATCGTGCTTTAGCTGAGTTCATGTAAAGGAAAAATCATGGCAGAAATCGTAGGTAGTTTATTTGGAGTATCTCCTGAGCAGTTGCAGCGTCAGCGTCAAGCAACGGACGCATCTAATGCGTTTCGTTATGCACAACTTGCCCCATTAGAGCAAGCTAAAATGTCTATTTATCAGGGCAGTGCTGGTTTAGGTCGTGGTATACAAGGCTTACTTGGTGGCGACCCTGAGTTAGAGAAAATTTCTAAGATTAAACAACTGTCTTCACAGTTTGATTTAACCACAGGAGAAGGCGCTCGTCAGTTTGCTCAAGCATTACAACCGTTTGCACCTCAAGAAGCTATGATGGCTGTGCGTGAAGCAGACAGACTTGACCAAGCTGGTTTAACTCGTAAGAAGACTACAGCAGATATTGAACTGCAAGAACGCAAAGTATCACAAGATGAGAAACTTCGTGAAGCCTTATCAAAATTACCTGAAAACGCCACAGACGCTCAATATTTACAAGTATTCCGTCAATTCGGTTCTCCAGACCAGCAAGCGAGGGCAATAGAAGCCGCTGCTGCAAGACGAGAGCGTTTGGCGGCTAAAACTGCTGGTGAAGGCAGCGTAGGTACTCCCGGACCTATTGGTAAGTCTGGAGCCTATCGAGATATTTCTGGAACCGTTTTTGGACCAACAGAAATGAAACCTATTCGTCAAGAGTTTGAAGGCGCTCAAAAGTTGTTGGATACTTTAAATCAAGTTAAAGAAAGTGATGTCAAGGACGCTCAAAGCATTATTGACTGGACAACTAAAGGTGAAACAAAAGCCTTAGCATCTAAGAAAACACTGATGGCGCAAACCAAGATTGCTGCATCGCAGTTAATGGAACAGATTGGTCAACTTCCTCCCGGCTCTGCCTCGGATGCTGATATGCGTGCAGCTATGAAGAGTTTTCCCGGATATAGCGATGCAGATGCGTTAGCTGCATGGGTTAATGAGACAAAACGTAAATTAGAGTTTAATATTAATAGAGGTACGGAACAGTTTGGTTTTAAATCAAGAGTACAACCAACAGCTCCTTTAGATTTAAAGAAGAAAAAAGAAACAACTGCTCCGACCACAGGTTGGTCAATCGTTAAATAATTAAGGACAATATGGCACAGTATAAAGTACAAGCCCCTGACGGGCAAGTGATTACGCTTGAAGGTCCTGAAGGAGCAAGTCAAGACGAAGTAATTGCTCAAGCGCAAAAGTTGTACCAGCCAGTAGCACAACAAAAAGCCCCTGTAGTTGATGTACGCAGTGAAACAATGGTTGACACAGGCGGCGGTGCTGCTGTTGGGATGCCAAGACGTGGACGTGCTGCTGAAGTTCAGCCCGTTACTCCTTTAGAAGCTACTGCTACAGGTGTGTTTAAAGGCGCTGTTCTAAACCCAGCATTAGCCATTACTCAGGTTGTTGGCGGAGAAGGCGGAAGGGAATATGTCAAAGGTATTCAAGACCAATATAAACAGACAAGAGAACAAGTTGGTTTTTCTGGTATTGATGTGCCTGAAATTATAGGCTCTGTTGTGAGTCCAATTAACAGGCTGTTTCCGGCAGCTACTGCGGCTGGTCCTGTTGGTCGTATTGCTCAGTATGGGACACAAGGTGCGATTATTGGAGCATTGACACCCGTAGAAGATGCTCAAAATTTATTAACTGAGAAGTTACAGCAAGTCGGTGTCGGTGCTTTGTTTGGTGGTGTGTTAAGTGGTGCTTTAGACTTAGGTAAAGGCGCTGTTAATATTGCTAAAGAATTTGTTAAGCCGATAACAACAGCCGGTCAGAAGGCTATCTTACAACAACGTCTTTTTGAACTAGCTGGTAAAGAGCCAGAGAAGATTATTAGTGCATTACGCAATGCACCTGAGATAGTTCCGGGTTCTAAACCTACCGCAGCAGAAGCACTGGCTGATATTCCTGCGGCAACCTCGTTAGCCGCCTTTCAAAAAAGCATTGAAAAAATACCCGCACAAGGAATTGCTGCTGACTTTGCAGTACGTCGTGCTGATGTCGCAAACGCTCGACAGGCTTTGCTCCGTCAAACAGGTGGTACACAGGACGACCTGATTGAAGCGATTGCAGAGCGTACTCGAGTAACTGCGCCACTTCGTGAAGATGCTTTGGCTCAAGCAAACATTGCAGGTCGGTTAGAGCCTCAGTTTGAGCAAGAGATAGCTAAAAAGTTCCAAAGCAAAGCACAAGCGTTAAAAGCAGGTGGTGTTTTAGAAACTGAAGCTGCGCAACAGCAACAACTTGCTCGCAACTTCTTTCCCGTGGCTGGCTACCCACGAGTTAGCCCTGAACTAAGTAATAACTTTGACCGTGTACTAGAGAACATTGACGGTGCTATCGCCTCTAAAAACATTGCTGCACAGCGTCAAGCTGAAGGTCAGTTTAAAAAATTACAATTACAAAGTCTTGCAGAGAATGGTTTTTATCCGCTTCGTGTAAATCCAATTATTGAAAACATTGACAAAGTATTAACAACTCCCGGTACACGAGCTTCGGATGTTGTTGTAAGTGTCTTTGGTTCTTTAAAAGAAAAATTACAGAATTTATCAAATCCAGCAAACGGCGTTATTGATTCAAACGATTTGTACACTATTCGTAAAGAGATAGGTAACGACATTAAGAAATTCTCCGAGGCTTCACAAAATTGGGATGCTCGCCTTACTAGCGGATTAGAAAAGAATGTCAAGAGTTATATTGACAATGCTATTGAAAAAGCAGGTAACAGTGGTGATTGGAAGCGTTACTTAGATACATTCCAAAAGCAATCTACTAAGATTAATCAAATGCAAATTATGCAAGCACTTGAAAAACAACTTGGTACACCTTTGGGTAATGCAGAGCGTGTTGCTGGGTTTGCTGCAGCGGTAGAAAACGCACCTAATCTGATTAAGCGTTCTACAGGACAGGCTCGTTTCCAGAAGTTAGACGAGATTATGACTAAAAAACAGATGGCGGATATTGACAGTCTTCTGAAAGATGTTAGTCGTGAAGCTAAAGGCGATACATTAGCAAGTCTTGCAAAAGTTGAAGGACAAGCAACTGCTGAACTCCCTAACTTGCTGAACCGCTATGCTACAGCTACAAACGTAGTGTTAAAGTTAATTAAAAAGGATGCAGTAGCAGACATCAACAGATTGATGGCTACGATGTCCTTGAACACTCCTCTATTAGCTGACTTTATACAAGGTGTCCCACCAAGCAAAGCAGAAGCAGTAGTGAAGGCTTTGTGGTCTAAGTTGACACCAGAAAACAGAGAAGCATTAAACCGAGCATTAATTATAAGAGCTACTGTTCCTCAGATGACAGAAGGACAAGAATAATGCTCCCTATACACACTATACACACAATGAATACCTATGTCAGACCAATACGGAATAAACGAAGGAGTAAAAACTCTTACAGGTAGCTTAGATGCTGCTCGTGTAAGTGCTAAATCATTAACCAAAAGCATTGAAAACGTCCAGAAGGACGGTGCAGAGGTAGCACAACAGAAAGCTGCTGAGAGGCGTAAAGAACAACAGTTTGTCCCCGACACTACCGTTGTG